CCCGAGGCCGCATCGACTGCTGCCGCTCGACGTACCAATGTTCCGGACACACTGATGACAGCGATGTTTGATGTCAGTGCTGTTGAATTAACAGGCGGGGCTTGCGCAGCCAAGTGCTTGATGAGTGCTTGCGAATCGTCTGACATGGCCAATCCCAAACGGGGGCCAAGCACCGAGAGAATCACATCCAACTTTCTGGGGTGAATCAGCAGGGGCGTGCCAAAGATTCGCGATGCCAAATGTGGCATCGACGAGATGTGGTTCATAAGTCCTCTGGTTTCAGGTTTGCTGATCCACCAAGGGCGCGCTTGGTGAGTCAGGAGGGAGAGAGGGTGCTGCCGAGTTGGTCGCACCATTGCGAGCTACTTGCCTGGGGTCCGTATCCAATACGAGCCCCAACGCATCGGCTCTCGCGTTGTCCGCTGCGATCTCTTTGTCGATCGTTTCGGCGTCGTAGCCAAATGAAGAGATCGCTTCGGAGCGGCTCATCAATCCGGATCGAATGGCCAACTGCAGGGCTTTGAATTCCTTTTCAGGATCCACCCACTGCCAGCCTTGGGGAATCCACTTCGCCGCTTGCCATGCTCGGGCGGCTTGACGGCTTTTGGCATATCCCGGCGCAGCCAGGGCACCACTGAGCACTGCCGCATCCATCCATGCACGCCAAATCGGGCGACACATCTGATGCACGATCACGCCATGCTGGATGGCTTCACATCGGCGACGGAATTCCAGGAGCCCTGCACGAATCGACGAGTAGTTCACGCCCGACAGATCGCCGGTCAACTGCTCATAGGTGATGCCCATGGCTACAGCGACTGCACGGAACTGCACCCGCAGGAACTCCGCGTAGGAACCACCAACATCCGCTGGATCAGAAAACTTCACGTCCTCACCCGGCTCCAGGACTTGCAATGTTCCCGGCTCCAAACCCGCCATCGCTACGCCCAGCTCATCCGCTTCGCCCTCTCCCAGCAGTTGGTCTTCTGGCGACTGGCGCGTGATGAAGCCAGCGAACATGGCCGCAGTCTTTTTCCGAACCAGCTCAGCGTCATCGTATTGATCGAGTTCGTTGAGCTTGACCAATGCCCGCGACAGCCAGGGCTCGCCACGAATCTGACCTGGCCGCAGTGGTCGAAACAGGTGAACGATCTCCTCAGCAGGAACAGGTACCAGGTCGTTGCCATTGACCGTCAAACTCGGGTCACCCGGATGCTCGCGGTAAAGGTGATAGGCCACCCGACGTCCAAGGGCATCAAACTCGATGCCGCTACGAATTGGGTTACCCGATGCACTGAGAGTGTTCAGGCTTAAAGGCAGGTGCTCGGGCTCCAGAATTTGCAACTGGATCGGCACGCTCAGGCCATCCTCTTGTCGCCGATTGCGGATACGAATCAGGCATTCGCCGCCCTCGACCATGGCACGGCAGGCTAGTGACTGCAGGCCGTAAAAATCGGTGAGGTTGTTGCTGTCTGCCTCCTCCACCCACTGCCACCACAACGCGTGAATTCGCTCCCGAAACTTGGGGTCGTCCACCAAAGATTGCGGCTTGATCCCAGTGCCAATTGCATTAGAGACAAAACTGTCGACTGCGTTTGCCGCCCAGGCATTTCGGCGCACCAGATCCCGAGACTTGACCCGCAGTTGATTGCCCGTGGCCAGCATCGCTGAGACCGCCCCTGGGTCACCAGGATTCCAGACGCGAGATCTGCGGCCTGAACCAGCAGCCTCGTGAACGGAATTCCAGCCCACATAGGCGGTGAGTTTTTTCCAAAAGGCCATCTCAGAACCCCTTGGATGTAGTGATCCTGATCTGACGAGTCTTGGTTTTTCCGCTGTCTGAGGCGAGCGCCGCCTCCACTTCGGCCAAGGCCAGCTTGAGATCGGAGACCGTGCGGTACTCAATGGTCTTGCCGTCGTAGGTCACCCGATGCTCACCACTGGCAATGGCCTCTCGCAGTGCTTGGGCATGTTCAAGGGTATAGGTCGTCATCAGTTCATCCACCGGCTGCGAATCAAGCGCCTGCCGCGTTGTGGTCCTTTAGAAACAACGAAGCCACCGCTGAGGGTGGCTTCTTGCTTGGTTGATTGGGCGTCTTCAGGTGGTCCTGCCACGCCTAACGGTTTTTCCAATTCGCGCCAGTGACGCTCCTCATACCGGTCAAGACCAGCCAGGCTGGCAGCCGCCCGCGCATAGACGTAGCAATCAAGCGCTTCGTTGCGCTCCCGAATCTTTTGCCACTCGCGCACCGGATAGCCATTGCGATCCCGACGCGTGACCAACTGCTCAGAGCACAACTGCTGCACGAATTCGGCATCGACCTTGGGCAAATGGATGTATCCAGCTGGATAGAGGATTTCGCCGTCCTCGGTCACTTCCATGGTCTTGCGCAGGTGGTTATAGAACTCCAGCTTGGCAATGCCACCCACCACCGAATAGACCCGAACACCCCGGCGCAGCTTCTTGCCGCCCACGGTCAGGTCCACAGCGGTCGGCAATCCAACCAGCGCAGCACCACGAGCCACGCCTTTCATTGGCAGCAGCCGGGAGTCACGTAACTTGCGCACGAAGGCATAGGCCTCTTGTGTGGCATATCCTGTGTCCAGGCCGATGCGACTCAGGCGCAACTGCACCCCCGACGCATGTGTCCAGGACTCATCGATCATTTCACGCAGTCGTTGCCAGACCGTATCGCGGGAGGTGTCGCCAGCGAGCACACGATGCTCCACCAGCCAGGCCTCTTTGCCCCGACCGAATGCCCAGACCGAGACCTCAATGCGGTCCTTCTGAACGTCCACCCCAGCGCAAAGCAAAGCCGCCCCAATTGGCACAGTGCCGATTCGATAGTCTTCACGGCGCTCGAGCAAGCGCTCCCACTCGGGGGTTTCACCTTGCTCGACCCAGGTCTCGCCCAGCTCTGTGTTTTTAAATGCTTTCAAGGCAGTTGCAGATCCTTGTGCTGCTTCCCATGCTGCAGCGATGTCGGCCCAACTGCGCCAACCAACTGGGCTGTACAGACTGGAGAGGTGAAACCCCACCGTCTTTCCCACGTAATCAGGAATCGACGACTGCCATCGACCCCGCTCCAGCATTTCAGTCTTTTGGTATTCGTAGATGGGCTGCTCACACGACTCACACCTGTAGTGCGCTGTCTCGGGCAGACCTTTTTCCCAGATCAGTTGTTCGAAGATCAGGACTTGCTCGTGCTCGCAATGCGGGCAAGGGACCATGAACTGTCGCTGGTCCGTTTGCTCGTACTCGCGTTCGATGCGTGACGATCCAGAAATTGTTGGCGTCGAGACAATGAATATTTTTCTGCGTGCAAAGGTTCGGGTTCGAGCCTCAGCCAGTGCAATCGCATCGCCTTCTCCCTCAACGTCCCCTGGGTAGCCATCGACCTCATCCAAAAACAAATAGCGCACCGGCATGGAGCGCAGGCCAACGGCGCTGTTTGCGCCCGTCATCACCAGCACGCCACCACGGAACTCTTTGCCCAGGATGGTGTTGCCTGAGTCACGTGCCCGTGCTGGTGCGATCAAACTCGACAGCGTCGGACTTTCTTCAATAAGGGGATCAATCCGCTGCTTAGAGTTGCGCTTGGCCATCTCGACCGTCGGCGCAACAGCCATCATGGGGCCAGGGGCCAGATGGATCACATAACCAATCCAGTTGTTGCCGCACTCAGTGCCACCGACCTGTGCACCCTTCATGAACACCACACGCTCGATGGGAGACGTCGGGGAGAGGCAGTCCATGATCTCCTTGAGATACGGCGTGCGATTGGTTCGCCACTTGCCAGGCTCCGAGGCCGACTTCCCCGAGAGCACTCGGTACTGGTCGGCCCATTCAGACACAGTCAGCAGTGGGTCGGGGGTGAGTCCCTCGCGCCACGCCTCAGCAATGGCATCAAATCCGTCATAGTGTTCCAACACATCCCTGCATTCCGTAAAACCTCAAGCCCACAGTAGGGCTCAGTCCAACCGAACAGCCAAATCGCCTAGTTCGATCAAGTGATTGCGCACGGCTTTTTCCAACAGCACATGCAAGGTATGCCCATCGGCATTGAGGTCAGCCGCCATCTGGGCAGCCACACGCGCTGGCCAGTTCAACCAAGCATCGCGCTCGGCCCGCGCCATCTTGAAAACGTGTGCGACGGCTTGGTCACGGTTGACAAGCTCCCCTTTTAGGCGGGCCAGGCGCACCCGGTTGGTCTGCGCCTTGAGCACCTCATTGGCGGTCTTCGCCTGCAGCAACGTGGTGCCACCGCCTTTGGGTTCAAACGAGCCCGCAGGTTCACCCAGCGTTTCCCGTATCCCCGCAATCGCCTCATTGGAGACGGGCTTGTGTTTACCGCGTTGCTGCGCGGCATCTGTGTTTTTGCTCCATTGAGCGTCGGCCAGCGCCGCATTGATCGTGCCGTCTGCGTTGGGGGTGATCCGCCCGGCCTCAATGGCCTTGCGCACCGCCGTATCGGACACCCCTCGGTGGCGCGCATAGGCCCGAATTGAGAGTCGATCGGTCATACCCAAGTGAAAGAGTCTGGCTAAGAAATTGACTTGATGTTGTTCGGAAATGAAGCGTTCATACGGTCATCAATCAACGTTTTTTGGAGCGCCGCATGAACCACAAGAAAACCACCAACGCCATCAACGCGCCTTCTTGCCTTTTGGAGCAGATCGCACGCGAGCACCTTTTTGTCCAGACGCTGCAGACGCAGCATTCGGACCGGCTGGACTTTCACGACGTGTCGGTTTGGGGAATTGAGGCTGCTCTGCAAGCGGCTTATCAGGCTGGCCTGAAGGCGCAGACGAAGAAGCCACAGGAGAAGAAAAAAGATTCAGAAATCGCTTGATAAGCGAGCGGAATGAAGCGTTCATCACATCACCATTTTTTAAAGGAAAAACCATGAAACTCTCCGAGACCCAAACCAATCTGCTCATCGCAGCGGCCCAGCATCCAGAGCACTTGCTGACCGACTTCCCGGCCAATCTAAAAGGGGGTGCGCGGCTTAAGGTTTTGACATCCCTGGCCAACGCCAATCTCATTGCCGCCCACAGCCAAGCCGAGGACGGCACCACGCAATTTGCAATCACCGACGCAGGGCGCAGCGCCCTTGGCATTTCGATCGAAGCCAAGGCAACACCCTCCAAACGAGAGGGCACCAAGCAGGCCACGCTGATCGAATTGCTCCAGCGTCCGGAGGGGGCGACGCTCGAGCAGATGGTCCAGGCCACCGGGTGGCAACAGCACACGGTCAGGGGCTGCATGGCCGGAGCCCTGAAAAAGAAGCTCGGTTTGAGCATCGTTTCCGAGAAAGCCGATGGCCAACAACGTACCTACCGCATCGCCTGAGGCTCACATGAAGAACATCACCCTTACCGTCGAATGCAAACCCCTGACCGTGAAATTTGACGGTCAAGAGATCGAGGTCCAAGAGCTGAGCATCCGCCTGCCATTCGGACGCAAACCCAGCGACATCACCGACATCGCAGGCTGCGGCGACTACATCGTCTACGTCACAGAGACACGAGAGATGGAACCCGAAGAGTTCGACGGGTTCGCCATGAACCTCTACAAGTCCCGCGACTGGCTCAAGGGCAAGGGCGGCTACCTAGGAGAAGGACGCTTGTGCGTCCAAGTGCACGCGCCCGGTCGCCCCTACCTGTTCATCGATCCATCTGGCGGGGATTACCCGCGCTACGTTGCTCGATTGGGGTGATCTATGCAAACGTCACAAGCACAAGACCTGGTCAAAATCCCTGCCTCCGAAAACGAGTCGTGGGGCTTTTGGGGAACGATGGGCGGCTACGCCAGCATTGCCTGGCCCATTGCCATGACCCATATTGCCAAGACCACCAGCCAGCCGCTTGAGTCGGTCCGTGCATTCCTGGACAGCAGTCATGGTCGTCATTTTGCAGATACGGTTCAAGACGCTCTTTTGAGCAGCCCTGACATGCACCAGGCCGTCGCACAGGCCAGCCAAAAATGGATGAGCTGGACGATAGGGCGCACGATCCAGCGCAACTACGGAATCCCCAAGGGGCTGCCATACCTGACCGGGTTTGTGATTCAGAGCGCAGTGGATCAAGACTGCGGCTGATCCAGCGCCTCATGCTCACGGGCCTGCAGCTCTTGTTCCGGCTCTGAGTCACCGGCCTCTCGAACGGCTTTCTTGCCTGTGTATTCCTCCCAGCGTTTGACGATCACGTCTACGAACTTGGGATCGAGTTCAATCAAACGAGCTTGACGCCCTGTCTTTTCGCATGCGATCA